TAATAGGTAAGAATCCCAGTTTAAAGATTATACAGACAACGCACACTGCTGAGTTAGCGGTTAGGTTTGGTCGTAAGGTACGTAATTTAATGGAGATGAAAGAATATCAGGAGGTTTTTCCAGATGTGGATCTTAAAGCGGATTCAAAGGCTGCTGGTCGTTGGGAGACAGCACAGGGGGGTGAATACTATGCGGCGGGTGTTGGCGGTGCGATTACTGGTAGGGGAGCTGACTTGCTCATTATTGATGATCCGCACTCAGAACAGGATGCGTTATCTGAAACTGCGTTGGAAAATGCTTATGAATGGTATACGTCAGGTCCGAGACAAAGGTTACAACCAGGAGGGTCGATAGTTGTTGTAATGACGAGGTGGAGTTTAAAGGATTTGACGGGTAAGTTATTGAAGGCTCAGGCGAATGATGTGATGAGTGATCAGTGGGACATTGTTGAGTTTCCTGCGATATTGCCTAGTGGTAATATTTTGTGGTCTGAGTATTGGAAGAAAGAGGAATTATTAAAGGTTAAGGCATCGTTATCGGTTAGTAAGTGGAACGCTCAGTGGCAACAAAATCCTACTGCTGAAGAGGGTGCGATAATTAAGAAAGAGTGGTGGAATGTGTGGGAAAAGGAAGCGGTTCCTCCGTTAAGTTATGTGATGCAGAGTTATGATACGGCATTTAGTAAGAAAGAGACTGCGGATTATAGTGCGATAACGACTTGGGGCATATTTCAACCTGAAGAGGGTGGTGCGGAGCATATAATTTTGATGGATGCACATAGGGGTCGTTGGAACTTTCCTGAGTTAAAGGATAAGGCGTTAGAGGAGTACAATTATTGGGAGCCTGATATGGTATTGATAGAGGCTAAAGCGAGTGGTACTCCGTTAACGGACGAATTAAGAAACATGGGTATTCCTGTTGTAAATTACACTCCGAGCAAGGGTAAGGACAAACATACGAGGATGCACTTAGTAGCACCGATATTTGAAAGTGGTAAGGTATGGGCACCAGAGAAGAAGTTTGCGGAGGAAGTGGTTGAGGAATGTGCAGCGTTTCCTCATGGTGAGCATGACGATTATTGTGATTCAATGTCCATGGCACTGATACGTTTTCGTAAAGGTGGTTTTTTGATATTAGACAGTGACGATGAAGACCCGACACCCGATTATAAAGTAACACCGAGGATATTTTACTGATGATACAAGCACTTATAGGACCAGTAACAGGGATATTAGATAAATTTATACAGGATAAGGACTTAAAAGCTAAGTTAGCGCATGATATTGCTACAGCTGCAGAGAAGCAAGCGCATGAAGTTGCCATGGCACAGATAGAAGTTAATAAGATAGAGGCTTCATCTTCAAGTTTTTTTAAAAGTTCGTGGCGACCTTTTATTGGTTGGGTATGTGGGGTAGCTTTTGCCTATCATTTTGTGTTACAACCTATTATAATTTTTGTGGTAACATTATTTGGTGCGGAGATTCCAGAACTAGTTGATTTTGATATGGCTAGCTTAATGACCGTTTTAGGTGGATTGCTGGGATTGGGATCACTTCGCACGTATGAGAAATCAAAAGGATTAGCAAAGTAATATGGCTACCGAACCAACATCTTTGATTGACGGATCAATACCAGCACAAGGCACCACTATAGAGGGTCTTGAAGAAGAAGAGATTGTAGTAGAGGAACTCGAAGAAGATCCTGAAGTTTCAGAGCAAGAGGATGGTTCTGTTATTATTGGTGAGGATTTAAAAGAAGCTATAAAGGAGCAAATGCTTGCCGAGCCAGATGCTAATTTAGCTGAGTTACTTGACGAAGATGAACTATCAGAGATAGCTCAAGAGTTAGTTTCTAATTTTGAAGATGATAAATCAGGTCGTCAGGAGTGGGAAGACGCATATACTGAAGGACTTGAATTGTTGGGTATTAAGTATGAAGACCGTGAAGAGCCTTTTAGGGGTTCGAGTGGTGTTACCCATCCTTTGATTGCGGAGGCAGTCACTCAATTTCAAGCTCAAGCTTATAAAGAGCTGTTACCTAGCTCTGGTCCTGTAAGAACACAGGTAGTAGGTACTTCTACTCCTGAGGTAGTATCACAATCTCAGCGTATTCAGGACTTTATGAATTATCAGATTATTCATGTCATGGACGAATACGACCCTGAAATGGATAGATTATTATTTTATTTACCTTTAGCGGGTAGTGCATTTAAAAAAGTTTACTTTGATGACATTTTAGATCGTGCAGTTTCACGTTTTGTTCCTGCTGATGACCTAGTAGTACCATACAATGCTACCGATTTAGCTTCAGCATCGAGAGTAACTCATGTAACACGCATGTCTTTGAATGATATTCGTAAGTTTCAGGCAGGTGGGTTCTATCGTGACGTAGAATTATCGACTTATGAGCAAGAAGATGAGGTACGACAGAAGGAAAGGGAGCTTTCTGGCGTAGAAAAAACTAATAGTGACATGGATTGCACCTTACTTGAGGTGCATACTGACCTAGATTTAAAGGGTTTTGAGCATGTTAGTCCGTTAGACGGAGAAAAAACAGGGATAAAAATTCCATATATCGTTACCATTGACCAAGGTAGCGAAAAAATACTGTCAATTCGTAGAAATTTTAAAGAAGGGGATCAATTTTACCGAAAAGAACAGTATTTCGCCCATTATAAGTTCCTTCCAGGTCTAGGATTCTATGGTTTTGGGCTTTTACACATGATTGGTGGGTTAGGACGCTCGGCAACATCAATTTTGCGACAACTTATTGATGCAGGCACGTTAGCTAACCTTCCTGCAGGGTTTAAAGCAAGAGGAATTAGGATAAGAGATGCTGATGAGCCGTTATCACCCGGTGAATTTAGAGATATTGACGCTCCTGGTGGCGCATTAAGGGATAGTTTAATACCTTTACCTTACAAAGAGCCAAGTCAAACGTTGATGTCGCTGTTAGGTGCGGTTGTAGATGCAGGTAGACGTTTTGCTCAAGTAGCAGACATGCAAGTAGGTGATGCAAACCAACAAGCAGCGGTAGGAACTACTGTAGCATTACTGGAACGTGGTTCAAGAGTTATGTCAGCGATACATAAACGTATGTATTACGCACAAAAACAAGAATTTAAGATGTTAGCTAGGGTATTTGCAGAGTCTTTACCTCCGATGTACCCATATCAGTTAGTTGGCGTTGATGCTATGGTTAAACAAGCTGATTTTGATGAAAGAGTAGATGTGATTCCTGTTGCAGACCCCAATATTTTTTCTATGTCGCAACGTATGGCATTAGCACAGACTCAGTTACAGTTAGCTCAATCAAATCCACAGATGCACAATTTATACGAAGCTTATCGAAGAATGTATGAATCCATAGGTGTCCAAAACATTGAGGCTATCTTACCACCACCCCCACAGCCTCAACCTATGGACCCTGCTTTAGAAAACTCCATGGCGATCATGCAAAAACCGTTACAAGCTTTTCCTGATCAAGACCATGATGCACATATCGCATCTCACATAACTTTTATGAAAACCCCTGTGGTAGCTTCTACACCTACAATCTTTAGCATATTGCTATCACATATTTGTCAGCACGTAGCATTTAAAGCACGAATTATGGCACAAGCGGAGATGCAACAAATTATGCAAGAACAGATGGCTATGGGTCAGCAACCGCAACAAATGAACATGGAACCGAGAGTGGCGCAGATTATAGCGGTAATTAGTGAAGAAATTTTAGCAGCACTTATGCCACCACCTCAAGGACCAGACCCCTTAGTAGAATTAAGAGCTAAAGAACTGGATATTAAAGCCATGGACTTACAGCGTAAAGCTAGTGAGTTTTCTGAAAGGCAAAACTTTGAAGAGCAAAAAGAAGCTGAGAGACAAGGTTTGATTCGAGAAAAAATAGGTTCTACTGAAGATATAGCGCAACTTAGAGCTAACGTTAACTTAGAGCGCATAGAGAAAATGGGCGGATCTGGAAGAGGAAACTAGTGAAAGACCCAAAATTAGGCACAGGTAAAAAACCAAAAGGCAGCGGTCGTAGACTTTATACGGATGAAAATCCTAAAGATACAGTAGGAATTAAGTTTGCAACTCCAACTGATGCTAGGCAAACTGTTGCAAAAGTAAAAAATGTAAATAAACCGTATGCTCGTAAAATACAAATATTAACAGTAGGTGAACAAAGAGCTAAGGTTATGGGTAAAAACAAAGTAGCGTCTATCTTTAAAAAAGGTAAAGAATCCATAAGAAATGCGAGAAAAGTTAATATGGGCGGTGCTATTAGGGTCAAAGAAAAAGCGAGGTTATTTTAATGTTCCATGTGAAACAATTTATTATTTTAATATTCATGTCATTACCTGTTTTTGGTTATGACTATGCTATTCCGAGGATTGATGGTAGTTATCAATTAAGAGATAACACTGTGATTATGCCTCGCATTGACGGAAGTTATTCTATTGGAAATAGAGCTACTGCGATACCAAGAATTGACGGTAGCATTTATTTTAATGGTGAGGTAACACCGCAAGAAAAAACTGTAATTATTAACGACTATTTACGGAAGTATGAATAATGGTTCGTAGAACACAAATGCAAAAACAGATGAATATATCATCTACTAAAGCAGATAAATTGCTTAAAAAAGCAAAAAAAATGAACAATAGAACGTTTAACGAAGGCGGTTTAGATATGAAATTAAATAAAAATGTTAAAGGCATGGCAGATGGTGGTTCAACAGGTTTTCCTGATTTAAATGAAGACGGTAAAGTAACTCAGGCAGATATATTAAAAGGTCGAGGAGTTAAATTAAAAGATGGTGGACTAATGGTTCAGGATGGAGACTCCGAAGGAGTTCGAGGGACAGGAGCCATGATTAAGGGAACAACATTCAGAGGAGTATTTTAAAATGGCTAGCAAGAATATTTCAGATAGAGACCGTAGAATAATGACAGGAGCGACAGGAAAGAGAGAAAGGATGGGAAGTCCAAGAGCGACAGTAAAGAGAACTATTTCGGATAGAGATTTAGCACTTATGGCAGAAGAGTTAGGCAAAACACTATCAGAGCGTGCAAGAACTATTTCGGATAGAGATCGTGAAATAATTTCGGAAATGCAAGGAATGAAAAAAGGTGGCGCAGTATCCTCTTTTGGCAAAGCGTTTGCTGCAGCTCGTAGAAAACATTTAAAAGGAGATGGACCAGCAACTTTTACTTATAAAGGTAAGCGTTACAATGTTCAGACTAAAGAAGATAGAAAAACTACTGTAAAAAAAGTACAAACAGGTTCTCGAGATTATTCTGAAAGAAGAAGCAAAGCTATAAGTAAGGCTAAAGCTCAAAAACTCCGATTGACAGGTGATAGAAAAGAACTCAAAGAAGTTAAGTCTCCTGTTACTCGAACAGGTAAAAAACAACCTGTATTAGCAGGTAGAGTAGACAGAAAACGTCAAAGTGCTCCTTTAACTAAATCCGAAGCACGTTCAGCAGGAATAACAGGAACAGGTATTAGAAGCAAACGAAAGGCTGTAACGGAAAAACAAACAGCATCAGCACGTAATAAAGCATTAGATGTTAAAAAAGAAGCAAGTAAGACAGGAAAAGCAAAAGTTATTGTTGGTGGTGCTTTG